ACAATGGGCGCTGGAACAAGTATGGTAACCGGTCATTTACATTCTCTTAAAGTTTCGGCTTATACGGATTACACCGGCACTCGCTATGGTGTTGATACAGGAACGCTGGCAGATGTAGATGGCGATCAATTTTTAAACTATACGGAAGACAACCCAAAGAATTGGCGAAGCGGATTTGCTGTGCTATCATTTCACAAAGGCAAACTTTTACCTCCCGAATTGGTAGAAGTTATTCAAGATGATGTTATAGCGTTTAGAGGAAAGGCATATGAAGTATAGCGAAGCCGGAAAAGGTTCAACTCCCAAACTTAAACAAAAGAAAAAGTTTGACGACAATTATGATTTAGTTTTTGGTCGCAAAGAAAAGTATTATGATTCAGATGAAACAGTTAGCTGGGATGAAGATAAGGTTGATATTATCGGATTGAATGACAATACCGGTGAGCATTATATTAAATGATGCTTGATTTGCTTGTGGCGTTTAGCTTGTATCATTATGACGCTGATTTAATTTGGTGGATTTTATATTTTATAATTTTATGTGTTAGATAAAAATGAAAACAATACAAGACAATTTAGGAAGGTCAATATATATAATTGATGATGCTTTTACTACAGCGCAACACGAACATTTTTTTACTACAGTTAAAAATTCCTTTTACAGAATTGGCTTTCAAGATACGGAAGCTGTTGAAAGATTAACAAATAAATATTTGCATTCAGCTTGGTCATTGGATGACTACGCTAATTGTGGATTAAAAAATGCTATTGAAAGTTTGGAAATATACAACAAACTAAAAGATTGTTCTTTGGATAGGGTTACCATTAACCTATCAACACCATCAGACACTTATTTTCCGCATACGCATCACAATCAATACTCCTTACTTTATTATTTAAACCTTGATTGGAAACCCGAATGGGCTGGGGAAACAATGTTTTACAATGATGATCTAACTGAAGTCATTTATACATCATTATACAAACCTAAAAGATTAATTTTGCTTGATGGTGGCATACCCCATTCAATTAAGGTGCAATCACAGCTAGCACCTCACTACAGATTTACATTAGCTATGTTTTTTGATAAATGAAACTTACAATAATAGAATTTGAGCTACATTGTAGCTCAAAGTGGTGAATAGCGTTCCTCAGAAAATCGGTATTCACATATAGGAAAGGGGCTTAAAATGCCCCTTTTTTATTTATACCTAAATGGGTATAATTACTTATTCATAACATACATAGTTACTTCAAAGCCAAATCTCATTTCCGTTGCTGATGGAGTTGTCCACATAATTAGTCCTTAATAGAATACAAGCAAAATAGCTTGTGTTTAAAATTATGACTTTTATTCAATACAAAGACATCAAGAAAATCATTATTTATCTGCTTTGCTATTAAGCTTATCAAATAACTTGTCAAGCATTGCTTCAATACGATCAAATCTTGCTTCCATATCGTCTTTGCGGACATAGTGCGTTGGCAAATCCACTTCAATTTTTTGAATATCCTCTTTAAGTGACTTAACTGCATCCCACATCTGACGCATAAACCACCCACTGACCGACAGAGCAACACCTAGAACGATGTTCATAATAGCTTGATAATCCATAATACGCTTTCTAAATTAATGGATACCTTTTATGGTATCGCCAAGTTTTTGGAGTTATTTCTTTAATAATGAATCCATTTTTCTCGTATAGTGTATAGAATCCTAATTGTTTAGTCATCTTTAAAGACTTAAAATTATGTTTATGTATTTTAGCGGTTAAACAATTTTTAATCTTAAATAATTCTTTAAATGATTCTGCTATGGCTTTTACAATGACTGCCGATTTATCGTAATATTCCATGTTTAAATAATGCGGATATTCTAAATCAAGCCATGAAGCTCCTACGCATTTATTCCCTTGCCAATAAGCGTATATGTGTAAACAATTAATAGGATTTAAACTAGGTAATGCTTTAAAAACTAATTCTTGCTCTTGTATTGTTTCAGCTTTTTTGGTTATTAGCATAATATTCAATCACGCTATTTTTTAGTTTCTCATAAGATAAAGTATCTTTTTTTTCTTTAAATTCGCACCCTATCAAATATCTTGGCTTATCAAAATTATAAGCGCTATGAAAAACTTGAGTGTTTAACAAATAATAAGTGTTTGGTTTATAAACTAACTCTCTAAAATTAAAAACTTTTTTTGTATGATTTAATTGATTTGTAAAAATACAATGACTATTACCATCAAAAGTTAATAACAAATTTAAAGTTGAGCCGCGCCTTAAATCTAAATGCCAATTATAAACATAATATGGCGGGTAATAAAATAAAATTAATTGCATTTCATATTTATTAGAAAGCCACTCAATAAAAGAATCAGCTTTTAAATACTCATCAGGAAGCTCTAAAGCATTAAACGATGCGTATTCCCCCCAATTACTTTTGCTATATTTTCTTATTATTTCATCAGCATTGATACCTGATTTTGTAGGTATCTCATAATAAATATCATCAGTCATTTGGCGGTATTGGATAAAAAACATTATCAATATTTTTTATGTTTTCAGGTAAATCTCTTAATGCTTGTCTATATGTTGCCCATGCTTTTTTATTGCATACAGAATCAGAAAGCTGTGTCCAATCACAAGAGGATAATCGAATATTTCTTTCAATTCTTATAGCATCTAATTTTTCAATGTCCGACATTTGATTAAAAGTCAAATTTTCAATAGATGGTTTAATAAATAATTTTTTTTCGTATGTCCAATTAGTTGTGCATTCGTCAGGACAAGTTACCCAATGCAAAGGCGGTGCAACAGGAAAATCTTTTTCAGATACTTGAGCAATACGATTATTTTCTAAAGGTGAAATAAGTGCTTTCATTATTGATACTCCCAAACAATACAAATTCCAGCAGTTGAAGTTGATCCGTTTGTTCCAACAGCTCCAATAGTTACAGTTTCAGTTGATGCTAATGCTGATCCTAATATTTTTTTTATAGCTCCACCTCCGCCGCCACCTACAAAAAGAGTTACATATGTTTTTCCTCCACTTGTATTAGCTTTTGGACCATTTCCGTATCCCAAAGCAAACGCTCCTAATCCTCCTTGAATGTAATTAGTTGTGCCTGCGACTCCTGTAACCACTAATCCGCCTCCTCCAACAGAATTAATGTCGCCTCCCGTTCCTGTTCCTCCAGGTCTGCTAGAATTTGAGCTTCCGCCATACCCTCCCGTTGCTGAACAGAAAGCGCCAAAAGAAGTTGTTCCGCCCGTTCCTCCGGTAGCGCTTTCGCCACCGCCTCCACCTACTACATAAACAATAACAAACCCTGGATTGTTTGTAGCTTTAGTATAAGTTCCGTTTGCAGTAAATATTTGATAGCCAATAAGCGATCCAGCTAAATTTGGCGAACCAGCTACCCAAGTTGTTCCATTGGATACAAGGGCATTTCCCGCTGTTCCTGGAGCAACAAATTGAACCGCTGATGTTCCGTTTCCTAAAATAACATTGTTAGCTGTTAATGTGGCTAATCCTGTGCCGCCATTAGCGACAGGCACTTGACTTGATAAACCCGTTGCTGGATTTAATTGTCCCGATGAATTAACTTTATTTGCTAATTGTCCTAAATTATATGCTTGTGTCATTTAATCCCCTTTATGCCGCACCCGCTCTTGCGAAAGTTTGCTGTTGTAAAATAGTTGTGCTATCTGTTGGCGTATTTGTCAAAGTGTATCCTGATGATGTAGAAGTGTAATCTGTTCCATTGAGATATAATACACCATTAGCGTATAAATTCAAGCCTCCAGGAGTATTGCCAAATGTATAAGATGATTGTCCTATTGATGTAAATGCAATCACATTTTGAGGCGTTCCTGTTGGCGTTGTCGTATTGTTTCCGCTAAATTGAATAACAGTTAATATGCCCGTTGATGTATTTGGCATATTTGTGTAAGTGTTACTTATAATGTCATAATCTTGATCTGATTGAACAGTTCCATTAATAAATGGAAGCTCATATCCTGATTGAAATTCCCAAGTTGTTGGAGTGTAAGTCGATGCGGCTGTTAAAGTTGCCTCATATCTACTAAATGCCCTGTAACTTGATCCCGCTGGTCTTACATTATAAATCGCTGAACCCGCTGAAACGCCTGACACAGTAGATGTAAATGTAATTTGCCTAGTTGATGTGTTTACACTTGCGACAGTATAAGCAACAGCAGTCCCGCCAATAGTTGTTGATGCAACAGTTTGTGAATTATTAACTGTGTATGTGCCTACGCCACCCGTTCCCGTTAAGAATGCTGTAATAACTGTTCCGCTGGCTATGCCTGTGCCTGTAATAACGCTTCCTACAAATAAAGCGCCTGATAATGATGCAGTTACAGTTAAAGTTGTGCCTGAAATATCGCCTGTCATGCTTGAACCTACATTACTAAAAGATATTAAATCACCCGCTACAATAGATTGGTAAGGTTGAGTTGGCGATACCCATGTAACTACAGTTGTTGCAACACTTGAAACAGTAATATGAGCATTGTCATAATAATTAGCAGTTGAAATTGCTCTCATTGAAACGCATTCAATAATATCCCCTGTTGTTGCGCCTACGCTTAATGTAAATGTTGAGCTATTTTCTGTGTATTCAGTATTTGATAACAATACTCCATTTTGAAATATTAAATCTTGCCCTGTGATATAAGTTGATGCCCTTGCGGCTGGAGTAAATACAGTTTGACCGCTTGTTGCTGTAAATGAATCTATGGTCATATAAAAATTATCAGGAGTTGTAAATCCTACGACACGACCATAAATATCAATAGTAAGCGATGCTGGGCTTGATGTGTATGTAGTAACTCCTGGACCAAAATCAATAAATTGATCTAATTTTGCAATCACTCTACCATCGCTTGTATTAGTTACATTAAGCTGTCCTGTGCCTGTTGATGTTGAGCCTGTTGAAATAATTTGTCCTGTCGGTTGATCCAAGTCAATAATATTAGGGGTTGTGCTTGTAGGATCAAGTGCCGCCCAAATTGTTGGAGGAAAATCTTGAGTAGTTGTTGGCACAAAAGCACCTGATCCCGCTGCTTTAGCTGCAAAATCAGTATCAAAACTAAATTTTCTGCTTTGTCTATTTGCGTAAATTAAAAATTTATTTGTCCCAAACGCTGGATCAGCTAGATACCATTGATAAGATGAAGCTGTTGATGCTGGGGTAGTTCCTGTTTGATTACATAAGCCAAAATAAAGTCTATTTGTTGGATCAAAACTAAAATTAAGTGATCCTGAAATGTTGTCAGCATAAGCGACAGAAAGGTATCTGTCTGAATATTGAAAGGTTTGTGGTCGCCATTGAAGAACAGTAGATGCTAAACTGTAAGAGCTTGATGCTAAACTATTGACCATTCGGCTAAAGAAATACCAATCACCCGCTGGAACATTAAATATTGTTACGGGTGGCATTACTGTATTTATGTTATAAGGATCGCCACTTGCTTTTACTTCTGTTGTCCCCGCAAATATGTATTGACTTGAAGATGTTGGATATTGATAAGCTGAATACCAAATTTCAGCATATTGAGTTATACCAGCGCTTGATGTTGTAAGATTTACAACAAAAGATGGATTTGCAATACTTGTTAAAGTAGTTGATATTGTAGGCGTTGGAACAGTTCCAAATGCTGTTGCACTTCCTATTCCTGAATTTGGAGCTGGTGTAAATTCAGTAACGCTTACATTATTAAATACTGCTGGATTATATTCCATTAAATTTAAAGACGCTGTTACTTGCCCTGTGTCGCTAAATTTTTCTGTTACTTTCATTAATCTAAATAATTTTGCAGTCCATCCGTAATTTGTATTTGTAATTGAAACAATGTCACCCGCTTCTAATTGAAGCCCATAGTAATTAATATCAAGTTGCACTTGTAAATCTTCTCTTGATGCTTTTAATTGTATGTTTGCAAGGTATTGAGCTGTAACACTTGAATTAACTAAATTGTAATTAATTGATTGTTTGTTAGTAGGTTCATTAGGAAATAATAATGCTGGATCAATAGTTGCCAAATCAAAAGTGGTTGAGCTAAAACTATCTTTTTCAGTCCCATCAGGAAATTTGCATTCAATAATATTAAATGAGTTTGCTAAATCAATTGGACTTGTTGTAATAGCTGAAATAATATTGCTATCATTTAAATCCATAACTACTGCTGCGGTTGGTGTTTGAACAACAATTCCCCAAAGACCTTTAATTTCATTATATTTAACTAAAGAATTGCAACAATCAGACATCATCTGAATGTTTTGCATTATTTTTGCATTTGTATCTATTGTTCCATTAAATGCAAATCTTGGTTGATAGTATGTGTATCCATCATAAGTTGTATAAGAAATATTTTCATTTGAATAAGTATTTAAAGCGGTTAAACTTGCTGTATCAATTTGAGTAAGATCAATTGATGCGCCATATCGGTAAGATGTAAAATAATCTAAAAAGCAATCGCCTGGAGCTGATCTTGAATTTGTAACTTGAAATCTAGTTTGATTTAATGTTACAAGATTTAAAGTGGCATTGTAATTAAGTTTAACAATAGCAAAAACAGTATTGCTCATTAATTTTGATGAATCCCATACATAAACTAGACTAGGATCACTCATTACAGTTATTGCGCTTGTTGATGAATTTGCTGGTTGATTTGAGCCATTTTTATAAAGATAAATATTCATGTATCCTGAAATGTTTTGAGTTACATTTGTTGATTCATCTTTTAATCCTATAACCTTTGTTAAATCAGTCGCATCAAATATACAAAGCTTTCCACCCCAATAAATTTTTCCAAAGGTAAATGTGTCGGGAGTTGCTCCTGACAATTCTGTATTAGTAACTTCACATATTGAAAATACCCAATAAATTGTTTGATTGTTTGCGGTAATAGACACATCTGTAATAACGCCGCCTGAATAAGATGTTCCATAAATTACGGGAAGTTTATTGTCGCCAGCTGGTGGAAGCTGTTGCGGATTGCCAGGGTTTTTTTGAGCTGCTTGATTAGGTAAATCGGGTGCAAATACTTTAGATAAAATAGTTGAAGCAACCATATTGATAGCAAAACCAACAATAGTTGCAGCTGTTCCTGAAAAGCCAATGGCAATAGCAATCATGCCTCCAGCAATAGCATCGGTGTTACAAATAAAAAAGAAAATAATACAATTAAGTATAAATGCAAACATTACTTATCCAATTTTTTCATATAAATTTTTTCTATAAAATCGCAACCTAAAAATTCAAATAATCTTGAATTATCTAAATGCGTCTTTGTGCTGTATTTAATCATATTTACACCAATTGACTTTAAATATTTTTCTGCAAACACAAACATTCTTGGACCAATAAGACCTTTTCTATATTCAGGTTTTAAATAATAAATGTCTTCAGTTGCTAACAAGCAGTCTTTATAATGCAAATTTAATCCAACAAAATAAATAATGTATCCAATAATTTCATCATCTTGTTTGCATAGTATAATTTTTAATATTTTTCTTTTATCAGCTTCCCAATAAGTTTCATAATCAGGATTTAATTTATAACCTTTAGTAACTGAGATCGGA